ATGAAACAGACAGTTGAAACAGAAGAAACCATCATTTGCCCAGAAATCACATTTGGAAATCTGGACATATCTAAGGTGGACAAGTCAAGCATTGTTAATGATTTTTGTGACTGTTTAGAAATTCCGTTGGTTCCTGCATCCAATGAAACACTTGCTTATGAATTCATGTTTTGTCACCTTGTAGATAAGATAGCGTCTAATTTCAATGATATACTTGAACAGCCACATAACTTATACTTATTGGTTGATGATGATGACGGTGAACGCAAATATTATATTGGAGCAGACATTCAATTAGAAGATTGTGGAGAAAAATCAACGGAAGTATCTATAGAAGAAGTTTCGCTGACAGATGAAGAACAGGCAGTAGTTGAATTGGCACTTCTAAAAATTACAAATCCAGAACAGTTTTTCTGACGGCGTTGAAAGCATTATAAGGTACAATGATGCTGATGTGCTGAATGGTCTGGATATGTCATTGTATGCCTTTATGACCAAAATGCAATGGAAGGGCAACGATGATACCAAAACGCTTATGTTTGTGAGAACTGACTTATCAGAAGATAACAGCTATTCTCTTTCAGTCTGGTGCAAGCCTATTCCATATGAAGCAAACGATTTTGACGAGGAACACAGACAAAACATGCTTAGAAGAAAACGCTGATATGCTTGAAGATTTGGAAGATAATGGCGGCTATGAAATAACTACTTTTGATTTGGAACTTTCTGATGCAGAAAAAGTAGACTTGCTTGAAATGTTAGTGTTTCATTCTTCATGTCAAGCGGCTTAAAAGAAAGGGAGATAAAAAAATGGAAGATAAAATGAAAGCCATCCGTGATGATGTTATGCTATCATTATATCACGATTTAACAACGGAACAATATATGCAGTTTGTAGGTCTGAGTTTAATCAAAGAATCGCTGGAGCAGAAAACCTATAAGTCGATTTGGGCAACACCTGATTTCTCTAAAACTGCATTAATTCTTATAAAAGATTGTACAATTCCTGATTATCCAATGCAAATTAAAGTTACAGGTATGGCGGGATTTTCAGCAGCTTAATAAAAAACAGGGTAGGGATAAAACTCTACTCTGTTTGCATCTAAAAAGATTCGTAAAATTTTTTTGCCCAAAAGTATTGACTGAGTAAATATATGTGTTATAATAGCATTACAATATTGACTCAGTAAATATTTATGGGGTGAAAAAATGATTGGATTAGAATACATTTTACAATTAGAAGGGATGCAAAAAAAAGACCTTGCAGAAAAATTAGGTATAAATAAGCAAAATATAACTCTTTGGATTAAAGGAAAACAAAATATTTCTCAGAAGTATCTACCGATTTTATCTAACATATTTGGACTTGAACAATCGTATTTTCAAGAGGAATTAACTGAAACAGATAAATTAGCAATACAGAATAATTTACTATTTTTAAAAATCAAAGGGTCTTTTGCATGTGAACCAATAGATGATGAAGAAGATGAGATGGTCGATGGTCATCCAATAATAAGAGTTACTCCAAAAAATTTTGATACTGATCCAAGGTTTGCTAAAATGTATCGAAATCAACTTGAAATTGAATTACTACAAAATCTTGAATCAATAAAAGATAGGTTTATATCAATAAGTCAAATAAATATGGCAGATGAAGTTAAACTTAATCAAATACTAAAAATATATTGTAATGTCATTGACGAATTAGATTCAATGATGTTTAACACTTTCCTTAATAAGGATGAGGATTGCGCTAAACTCATTGAAGCTTTAAATCAGTATAAAAAAACTTTTGGATAATATCATCTTTATTTTAGGAAGGGGTGATTCCAATGTCTTATTTTGGGCAAAAAGAAAAAGCCTTATCATGTTGGAGCATGATAGACTTTCTCTAATGCCAGTATTGGTTGTTCGTATGCGCCTTAATCAGCAGCACATAGAAAATATTTACAAATATAGTTTAGCTGATAACGGTACAATTATAAACCTAAATATGAAATATAGAAAGAGGTCATATTATGACAGACGAAGAAATTAGGAAAAAGGCAATCAAGCTGATTAATCAGGGTGACGAAAAGTTGTTGTTCGATTTGATTCAGTATAACCGTAAGCATGGGACAAAGAGTGATGAAGAAATAGTTGATATGTGGAACAGAGGTTATAAATCTCTCAACAAATATCGAAATTCGGATGGCAATTATGATGTTCAACATGCTCTGTCGGTATTAAGTAAAGATTAACTAACATACGCTTTCCAATTAAGGACGGTGGCATATGCTGCCGCCCTTTAGTATCATCATTATAAAATGAAGTACCAGATTATTTAAACAAAGGGAATAGTTTACATTTTCGAAGCACTTTCATTTTTAAGAATTGCCATATAGCAGTTCTGTCTCACTCTGTGGCCATATTTTCAGCGCCGAATCGAACACGTTACCGAAAGTGATTTCGTCAAATTGCACAAAAAGAATTTAAACTAGAAAGGAGTATCTTATTATAGAAAATGAAAAATCATCCATTCCACAATATTTAAGCGATATAATCTCTCCAGATACAATTAAAGCATGGAGTGATAAGGACATAATCATTATATCAGCACAGTGTGGCAAAGGAAAATCATATCTCATTAAAAACTCATTATATGATATTGCAAAAGAAAACAATTGTCAAATACTCATGTTTCTACACCGTAAAAAGACGCTGGAACAGTTTCAGGAAGAAATAAACAGAGATGGTAAAAACGATATAATCACATTGGCAAGTTATCAAGCACTGGAACAAGCCATTATTCATAATCATCCACCTGACTTATCGCATTACCATTACATTATATCTGACGAATTTCATTATTTCCTAAGTGACTCACAGTTCAATAAATTTACAGATTTGTCTTTTAATTATATTATGAATCAGAAGCAAGCAGTGAAAATATTTATGTCAGCTACCAGCAAGCATATAGAGGAATATATAAAACAACTATATCCTCATATTTCACCGACAAAATACGAAATTCCACCAAACTATGATTTTCTGAACATTATAATGTTTTCAAAATCTGATACGATTACAGAAATCATTAATGCATATCTAAAACATAACAAAAAATTAGTTGTGTTTGAACAGTCAGCAGAAAAAGCATGGAACTTGTTTCAGAAATACAAAGGCGATGCCATTTTCTGTTGTGGCAGCAGTTGTTCTCACTATAAATGGACTCAAACGCATGAAGCAGAAGATATACAGCAAATGCTTAGTACAGAAAAATTTGATAAAAATCTGCTAATAACAACTACTGCACTGGACGCTGGCTTTAACATTAAAGATGAAAATCTTCATGCAATGATTGTAGATATTCCTGATATAGATACCATGCAGCAGTGCATAGGCCGCAAACGAATCATAGATAGCAATGATTACCTAGATGTTTATATTAAAAACATAACAAATCAGAAATTGAATGGTTTCAAAACATCTTTTCAAAAAGGACTGGAAATGGCAGATTATCTATCTACTCACACAGAAGAAGAACTAGCCAAAAAATATATTCGTCAATATGATAAATCTGGAGTTATATATGATGATTCAGAAACTCACAAAAAAATAAATCCACTAATGTATCAAAAGCGAAAAGATGATATAAAACAAATTTCAGAAATGTTGGACATGGATAAATTTGGATATAGTGAATATCTGTCTACAGAAGTATTTGGAAATAAAAAAGAAAGGAAGCAAATCGACTGGATGAATGAAAATAAAACATTAACAGAATGGCTCGACGCTCATTGCAATAAACCAATGTTCGCTGTAAAAGATAGACAGCCGCTAATTGAAAAATTAAATATTAGACAAGATGGACATTTAGTAAAAGATATAAATAATATCAACACTAATTTGAGATGCCATTTACATTTGCCTTATCAAATTATTTCATATCCTAAAAAAATAACGAAAAATGGAAAGCAAAAACAATATAAATCAATATGGGAAATTTCCAAATTATATGATGACGAAGCATCATGATATATTACAATAAAATTACAACTAAGGGGTACAAAATATACGGACTCCTTATATATAAGTACCCCGTATAAAAAGTACCCCTCGAATCATAAAGTTATTATATTTATTACAAATTTGTAACTATTATAATTTAATTTATTATGAATATAGAGTTTATTATTTTATATTTCAATGAGTAAAGTTAGTAGCGGATGTCCTTTATCCGCTACTGGAGTGACACAAAAAAGTACAGTCCCATCGTACTTTATTGTGTTGCGACGCCCTTGACCTTGTTCTTTTGCCCTTAATAATTAATATAATTAATTTTATATAATCAAAGTATTGAAATAATGCAAGAGGAATATACAGAAATATAGTATAATCATTGTTTGTTAGAACTTGTCAGAGACTTTTATAGTTTAGTAGTGTAATCTTATAGTTAAAATAAAAGCGGCTTAGAAAGCCGTAAAATGTTTATTATAATGGAGGAATTAAATGGCAAATATTATTTCTATCATTCGTGTTGATGTGCAGGATGCAGAAGGAGAAAATAAAAATAAATACTGGCTGATTAATCATTACAGATGGAATGGTAAACAGAAAATTGACCAATATGAAGAAATCAAAAATTTATCTGAAAATGACAAAATTAAGCTTATTAAAAATAATTCGCTGTCGATAGATTATTCTGTTAATAAGGCAAAAATAGAAATAGCAGAAAGTGAATTACTTAGAATTTTAAAAGCAGTACATCCAGAAGGTTTTATAAAAGAAAAAGAAAATGAAAAATATTCTTATTGGTTTGATTCTGACATTATCGCAGTAGATGTAGGAAAGAGTGCTTCCACATATCGCAATGTACACTCTTACAAATATATTGACAAAAAAGGCGATCCAGAAATCAGGACAAGCAAGGCAGGGAAGCAATACACTAGATATATTAATAAAAATAAAGTAAAAAAACATATTGTATCAAATGATGAGAATGGTTGCATCTTTATCAACGGAAGGAAATACAGATATTTATTTTCTACTTCTGGAGATGTACGAGAACAGAAAGCACGATATGTATTAAATGAAATTTATGATAAGGTAATGGAAGTTTTATATTGTGGCATGGATTGTCACAATAAGATGCTGTCCTGCAAACGTAACAGTTATTTGGGCATGGCTGCTTCTACTTCTACTCCTGTTACGATGCCAAACTTCGTAGTCATTGATGATTATCAAAGTCCTGTCACTGAGGAATATGATTATGTCGAGGGTGATGTCAGCAAAGTACAGTATGCTGTCATACCTAAAACTGGTACAGAAAAGTTTAAAGTATTTGATGGTCATGGTCTGGTTGATATAAAGTTAGCAAAGCAGTGGGCTAATGAATTGGGACTTGATTATGTTCCTGCTACTTTTCAGTTCCGTAGTGTACCGGGTATTAAAGGATGTGTATCGACATTTAATATAAATACCTTTGCAGATAACAATGACGTTGATACTATAATGGATTGCTGGGGACAGGAACACAGTTTTAGAAAAGAACATATCAATTGTATTTTAACAAAATCACAATTCAAATTTGCTGCTATGATGACGCAAACGCAATGGAAAGAAAATATTACACATCAGAAATATGGGTACACATATACATGGAATATTTCAGATTACAGCGTAATGCTTCATCCCAAGCAGGGAAGTAAAAGCAAAGCATTAAAGCAGCATGAACGTCTTTCATACCAGCCATTGCAGGTACTGGAATTAACAGATCAGCAAATAAAAAACATCTGTAGTAAGACGCTGGACAAAGTGAAACAAATGCATACTAATGTAGATTATTTCCTTCAATGGCGTGGCGTGAATGAGGACGTGAATGAGGATAGTATAAAATATGACAAGTTACTTCCGTCAGAATACAAGGCGTTATACTACAATCATGAATTAGTAAATGATAGATCTATTCGCTGTAAAATGATGGATGATTTACAGCGGACACGGCGCCAAGCCCACTATTTGCAAATTGTAGATGGAGCGTATCAGTTTTTAATTCCAGATCTATATGCGCTTGCACAGTATGCTTTTGGCTTTGACGTTACAGGGCTGATTCCTGCACATACAGTATATAATCGCTACTGGCAGCAGAAACAAAAGCAAGAATGTTTGCTGGTGCGAAATCCTGCAATCTATAAAGAAACAGTAATTGCTTCTGTAGCAGACGAAAAATTGGAGAATTGGGACTCAATCCAAAACTGGTTTCAGTATCAGCAGACAGGAGTTGTGCTCAGTATTCATGATTCTTCCTTGCAGAAAATGCAATCTGCCGACACGGATGGAGACCACTGCTGCTGCTTCTTCCAGCAAGATATATTAGATAGCCTTAAAGAGCATCCTTCAAATACAGTGATTTTTCATCAATTGGATGAAGAAAAGACAGCAAATCCAGTATCACTCAATGATATTGACGCTTGCATCGAATCGGATATACTAGGTTATTCTAACGACATTGGCAGCATTGTAAATGCAACTACAGAGATTATTGCTCAGATTACAAGCGATAAATCGGAAGAAGAAAAGGAGAAGTTGTGGAAATGGGTACGCATACTTTCTATTTTGGATTGCCTCACAATCGATTATGCAAAACATGGTGTGAAAGCAGAAATACCAGCAGATATTTCATCGTTTCTTTCTGAAATTTCAAAACCTTGGTTTCAAAAATACAAAGATAATGAAGATATCGACACACACAGTAAAACAGTAAATGCAGAATTGGCTGGAACAAAGAAAAAAGAAAAATATGTATACACAGATTCGACGATGAATCGTATTTGTAAATACATGGATACTCATTTAAAATCAATCCAAATTGCTAGTTTAAACAATACTATAAACAGCGAGAAGAAAGAATTCAAGTGGAAAATGCTGCTTTGTGACAAGCCAAACGACTATCGAAGCCAAAAATATATCGATGAAAAGAAAACACTATTAGCCCTTCAGAAGCAATGGAGTGGACTCTGTGACGATTGCCAGCGATATAATGAAAAGCATAAACAGGACAACCTTTGGCTACAAAAAAGCCGTCTGTTCTTTGCAGAAGCAAGAAACAAACTATTACAGGCACAGCCAAATGTTCTAAAATGTGTTGATAATATAATAGAAATGTATTATTCAGATGCTGCTTTTAAAAATGTAACGAGATATACAATTTTGTGGCAGTGCTTTCCTACACAAATGATTAACCGGGTGAGGGGGAAAACAAGCAAAAATACAATTTACAGCAAGGATAAGATTAAGAGTATCGCTCATACAATTAGCAGCAGAAAAAAGAAAAATCCAAAATTACAAAGTACAATGTCATTGCATATTCTTTTAACCGACAATGAAAATAAAGTATATCTCACTTCATCTGAACAGCGCAAAATAAAAAGTGAGACACAGACCAGTAGAGGCGCTAGATTATATGTTGCTTTGTTGTGGATAGCACGAAAGCAGAATAATAATACTTTGAATGTTGTTACAAAATACAGTAAATCCAATAAAAACGATAGCATTACAGAGTATGACATAATGAAACTGTGTGGTGTAAACAGGAATGCATTACCAGACGCAAAAGCGGAATTGTGCCATTGTGGATTGCTTACTATAAATGTAAAAGGGAAAATAACAGAATTTGAAATTCAAGAAATTAAAATTGATGGTGAGAAAAAAGAGCTACCAATCTGTTCAGAAAAAATGAGAAAATGGATTAATCATAATTTTCAAAAGAAAAATAATGAACCATATAAATATTACAGATACAATAGATATACATGCGAGTATGATAAAATAGCATAATTTAATCTTTTGAATTGGAGTGTATCATGCACTTCAATTTTTTTATTATTTTTTGCAATTTTTCTTGCTATTTTGCAAAATAATTTTCTAATAAAAGTAACGGTATTAACATGCTTTTCTAGGGGTGTTAGCATATTAGGACATCAGAAAACTATAGGAAAGTAACTACAAACAATTATTAGAGAGGAGGAAAACACATGAATATTGATCAAAATGAATTAAAAAATCGTCTGGATTATTGCTTAAATACCATTGGTGTAAAGCAGAATTATGTTTGCAAAAATACAGGAATTGACGTTCCTACACTCAGCAAATTTAAAAATAATAAAATCTATTTGAATGATAAGGACGCGCAAAATTTACAAGATTATTTCGATAAATTTTTTATGGTTGAAATTTAAAAGGAGTAGTAATGGCAATAAATAATCCATATCGAAGAAAAGTATTAGGACATGGAATTACTACTACATATATTAAGCAAGGACATACAAATATAGCAAAGGAAAAAGCATATATATATTGGAAACAGATTCTATTAGAATGTTTTAGTCAAAAATATATTCTAGCACATCCACTATTCGAAGGTAAAACAGTATGCGAAGAATGGTTGGATTATTCAAATTTTAAGAAATGGTATGATTTGAATTATTATGAAATTCCTAGCCAGCGTATGGTTCTTACTAATAATCTATTCAATGGGAAAAATTTCTGTCCTGAAACAAGTTGCTTTCTTCCAAATGAAATAAACAGCGTGTTTCAAATTGTTTGCCAAAAAACTTCTGATGTTGATTTACCCATAGGAATTACACAGAGGCAATATCAAGCTTATGGTATAGAAATTCCTGTATATACAGTTGCAATACAGGGGAAGTATATAGGCATATATTCGGATTTAAATGAATCATTGAGTGTATGGCAAGCAGCAAAGCAAAAACAATTGGATGAGCTAATTGAAAAATATAAAGAGAAATTACCATCAAAGATTCTTAACATTTTAGAAAATTATAAATTTTTGACCGCCGTGAGGCAGACAACATAATGTTTGTTACAACAAACTGGGGTGGATTGAGGAGTACCTAAATGGTGCCTGATTAAAGGATGCAATACTCATCCTGCGCATATGCGTTGCCTAAAATATGCAATACTGTTAAGCCACAGTATTACACCTTCTTTCGTGGGCACAGTGGGAAGCCAGTGCGCCCGCCCATTAACTATAAACGCCGAAGCCGGTATGAGCAGCCAGCAGTGGCTTAATATATTGGTTTACTTTCTTTATTGTTTGCATTGTGGGGACGCGTAAAACGGTGAAGCAATTCTGGATAGGAGAAGGAACGGCGAGACGCTTCTCCTATAATGCAAATCTATTGTATTTATGAAAATATGGTATATAATAGTAGATAAGAAATTATACTTGATTAGAGGTGAGATAAATGGTTCATGATGATAAAGCAAAACAGAGAGATATAGATCAAGCTTTTAATGAGGCAATTGCTAATATTAAAGGTGATAGTCAAAAGGATATTGAGAAACTCACGAATCAGGAAATGATCGAAATTTTCAAATCTGTATTGAAAAAAATTGTTCCTAGTGAACAGAAAATAGTAAATGTAATAAATGAAGAACTTAAGTACCAAGCAAAAATTCATTAATACTTATATTTTGAGGGCAGTCAATCGGCTGCTCTTATTTTTATGCTTAAATTTAATATGTAGAATGGAGAAATAAAAATGATATTATTCGATAAATTTGGAGAAAAATTAGATATTGGGTTTAATCCAAACTGGTTTGAAGATATAGAATCAGATGAAAATCAAATGAATTTTGCTTTTGACTTAGCAAAGGCATTAGAATCCAAATATGATTTTAATTTTGATTATCGCCTTTTTAATGCGATATATTTAGTAATGTATACAGGTGAGGAAAGCGATGCTGTAATTGTAGTCCTTCCTGATGATGGTATGACACTTGGAGAAACTGGTATGACTGAACAGGTATGTAATGTTTATTTAACAGAGTGCGAAATAAAAAGTCTAAAAGAAATTAAAGGAGAAATCTAATGCTAAATGAATATGTTGCTAAAATTAAATGTGCGAAAACTGATAAGGAAATTAAAGATATATTAGAATGTTTTTATTTTGAATCTATGTGCAGTTCCGATTTTAGAAAACAAATTGATGATGATATGGTTAAAGAAAAGGATGAGGCAAAGAATGCAGATTGAATTGACAGATCAAGAATATAAAGTATTGAATGCACTTCTGATTATGACACAGATGGAATACAAGGGTAGAGGAATACATACCGATACAATTGATTCCATTATTGATAAGTTGGATAAAGATTCAAAGGATGAAGATGAAAACGAATTTAAATCTCGTTATAAATTGATAGAGGATGCAAATCAGTTTAGAATATCATCTGAACTATTGAAAGAAATAGGAAAGCAATCACCACAATCGGAGAGACTTAAAAACAATTAAGACGCAATCATTTCATTTTCTGAAAATTTAAAAATAAGGGAGATAATAATTTATAATGGAATTTATTATTTTAACAGTTATGTTATTTGTAGCGGTTATTGTATTAGCAATTTGTTTTCATTCTGCAAATGAATTAGCAAATATGAGGATGGAAATAATCGAAGATGATTTGATTCATATTATTGATTTTTGTAAAGAACATATAACCAATGATTGCAAAGCACAGAACGATAGCAAGACAGGAGCAGAGGGTGAAGAAAAATAAATGAGTAGCGGTGTTTTATACTCTTTCTACAAAACCAGAGAGTGGCGGCAAGTAAGAGAATATGTGATTCATAAATATAATGGCATGTGTCCTGTTAGCGGCGATAGGGGAGATGTCGTGCATCATATCTTGCCAATTGATATTAGCACTGTTAATAATCCAAAGTATGCGCTGAATCCTTACAACTTAATTCTTTTAAACAGAGTAGTACATGAAAAGATACATCAAAGGAAAAACACTTCCTGTAAAGATGGGCTATGTTTTAATGGGGATGGGAATATGGTATCAGCCAAACCAGACACAGAACTAGAGAAACTTTTAAAACAAATAATAACTACAAAACAATTTGACAGAAAAGTATTTGATAGAATTCATGAACTTGCTGGAGTGTAAAAGGAATAAATATCTACGGATATATAGCAGGGGATATATGTTTATACTTTTAAATTTATTTATAACAAACGATTTTACAAAACTTTTATTGTAATTAGTTTGAATGAAATGAAACATAGAAGTATGTGACATATTATGGTGTATGGTATAGGCACATATACATATTGCTAATTTGTTTTAATTTAATTTTTAAAAATATTTTTTTGTTTTGAATTATGAAATCAAAGAATAATATAGAAATATATGTTTTAAAAAAGTATGGGGTAAAAAAACAGATATGGGTTTTAGAATATACATTATTGTGAATAATTTATGAACAACATTGTGAAAGGTGTAGTATCCCCCCCACACGATGGTAATATTTTACACGACATAGAGGCCGTTGCCCAACTAAGAAAATCCCCTCTGTTGATTTTTCACGCGAGAACCAGAAAGGAGATGTAAATAATTGGCAAATAAAGTCAGGAAATTGTCAAATTTTGATAAAGATGAAATTATTAAAGAAGAGAAAGCCAAACTTGAAGCATGCTTTAAAGAAATTCCAGAAAATAAGAAAACTGTGTGTGCTGGACTAATTGAAAATGCAGCGTTCATGACTGCTACTTTAATAGAACTTCAAGGATATACTAATAAATATGGTGTGATTGAATACACAGCAGATGGCAGCGGTACAAAAGAGAGTCCTTCTGTAAAGTCGTACAATACAATGATTAATAGATATTCGTCTGTTATCAAGCAGTTATGCGATCTACTGCCAGCAGAACAACCAAAGCCAAAACAAGACGATTTAATGAATTTCATGAATAAAAAGTAATTGAAAGGTGATATAAATTAAATGAAAGAACAAACGCAGGAAGAAGTTACTAAATCAATTCGAGAGCGATTTGTTATCGTTTACAGTTGCAGGAAAATGTGTTATTTAAAAGACAATGGATTTAGATATTTATTCAGATGTTTTAATGAAAACAGTAAATGCAATTTTTGGGTGTTTGATTCTACACCTGAAATCAGACAGGCATTAGACGGATATAAAAGATCAGACCAAATGTAATAAATCAATTTTTAAACACTTACTTTAAAAATATGTTGAATAAAAAGAAAGAGGAAGATATTAATGAATAATGAAATTAAAACTAGTGAGAAATACGTAATGAACGTTGAGTTAAAAAATAAAATGGTGAATTATGATCAGGATATCGATTTTTTAGATTGTGATGATAACGAGAATAATAATGTAAATTACACTAAAACATCTTTGGTGGTGTATTGTAATGAGCATAAATTTAATGTAATCTGTGAATCATATTGTAACATGAAAATTAGATATTCCGAGGATGAGAGAGAGGCTGAAATTAATGATACTCCAATTTTTAAAAAAATGACTTTTGATGAGATTGTAGATAACACCGTTATTGGTACATATACTTTTCGCAGTCATTTTGATGGTAAGAAAATTTCGTATCCTTCTTTTGAGCGTTGTATGTCAGATATTTCTGATTTTATTGATAATATGAATTAAATAAAATATTGTATTATTTAATAATAATAAGATAAATTAAACTCGGCGCTGGTTGGCGCTGAGTTTTTTTATAATTTTTCTTATATAGAAAAAAGGAGGAAGGTGAATTATGTGAAATGCCAGAAAATTACATATTAACATATTATAACAAGATAAAATCCGGCGAAATAAAAGTATGCCAGCATTTGCGACAATGGTATGACCGAATTGTGGATGAACTTGACCACCCAAAGCCAAATGTTATTTTTGATATTGAAAAAGGCAACAGGCCAATTGAATTTATTGAAACATTCTGCAAAAACAGCAAAGGAAGATGGGCTGGTAAGCCGGTACGCTTACTTCTGTGGCAGAGAAGCATGATCGAGGTAATTTATGGATTCGTGTATGCTGATACAGGATATAGACGTTGTACAAACCTGTTCTGTGTGTGTGCTAGAAAGAATGGGAAAACGACTCTAACAAGCGGATTAGGTTTGTATGCAATGTTTGAAGAAACCGGAGCGGAAATATATAGTGTAGCGACTACTTACAAACAGGCCAGCAGAGCATTCGAGGAATCATTACAAATGGTGCGTCAAAGTCCAGAATTGAGCAGCCACATCAAAAAACACAAATACGATATGCGTATTGATGCAACTAATAGTGTTTTTGAGCCACTTCATAGTAAGAGTGAATCATTAGATGGACTAAATGCTTCTATGGCAATCTGCGATGAATGCCACGCCTGGAAAGATAAAAATTTGTATTATGTATTGAATCAAAGTAAATCGGCACGTACACAGCCGTTGATTATTGTAATAACGACTGGCGGTATAGTCCGAGATGGGATATATGATAAATTGTATGAGAAATCCTGCCGAATAATTGAAGGAAAAGAAAAGGATGATACCTTTTATCCGTTCATTTATGAGCTGGATAACAAAGACCAAATTGATGATGAAGCGAATTGGATTATGGCAAATCCATCTTTGGGAGAAATCAAGAAAATAGAAGATATTCGCACAGATGTAAACACGGCAAAATTTGATTTAAGTGCCAAAACTACTATGTTGACCAAAGATTTTAATTTCAGGGAAAATGCCAGTTCTGCATGGCTTCCGTTTAAGATTGTGGAAGATTCGTTTGAATTAACTTTTGATATAAGAGAATTTAGTGGAAGTTATTTTGTCGGGGGGGTTGATTTATCCGAAAGCGGTGACTTGACTGCCGCTAGTATTCTTCTGATACATGGAAAAGAATATTGTAAAAAGCATAATCTAAATCCTGATATGAAGTATGTTTACACTCATTATTGGATTCCAGAGAATTGTGTAAGTTATAAAATAAAGCACGATAAAGTACCATATGATATTTGGCAGCAAAAAGGATTAGTTTCTTATTCCGGAGAGAATAGAGTCAACTATGATGATGTAGTCAATTGGTTTTTACATATTCGGCGAGATTTAAACATTCTTCCTATCTCTATCGGATATGACGAATGGAACGCACCGCAATTTACTAAAGATATGCAAAATAAAGGATTCAAGATGGAAGCTGTGCGGCAAGGTTATAAAACGCTTTCTTCTTCCATGAAAAATTTAGGATATGATTTCTACTCAAAATTAATTGACTATAACGCTGATCCAGTAATGAAATGGTGTTTGTCTAATACCAATGCAAAAATGGATGAAGCAGGTAATATAAAGCCAGAACATCCGAAAGATAGACAGAGGCGAACAGATGGCGTGAGTAGTATGCTGGATGCTTATGTTGTGATGGAAACGCAGCTGCCAAATTTCAAAAATATGACAAACGATAAATAGAAGGAGGTGAAAATTTGAAAAAAAAGAAAGAAAAGCGTTCACTTTTTACAAGATGGTTTGGAAAAAATAAATCACAAGCCAATAAGCCACAATCTACATATCGTCTACAAACGTTAAGTGGATCCAACTTTAAAATTAATCACACAAATTTAAATATATACGATACACCAATCGTGCGAAGCTGCGTGGATGCAATTGCAAAAAACTTTGCAAAAATGAAAGTTGAGCATAGATTAAAAGGAAAAGTTGTAAATGATAATTTGACAAAATTATTGACTTTGCGGCCTAACCCTGACATGAATAGTTTTGAGTTTTTATATAAAGTTGCTTCTTCCTATTATGTGGATAACAATGCCTATATCTATATTCGGCGGGATAATATTGGTAATGTACTAGGACTATATCCAATTCCATACAATCAAGCCGATTTTAAAGAAGATAATGCAGAAAATCTGTTTTTAGAATTTTCATTTTTAAACGGTCAAAAGATTATAGAATCAACAAATGATGTTATTATTTTGCGAAGAAATTATTTCCAAGACGATGTATATGGAAGCGATAATAATTCTCTGTCTGAATTGGTGGATATGCTATATCAGCTCAATGTAAATACACAGGCAGGAATTGAAAATTCCGCTAATATCCGTGGCGTTATTAAAATGCAGCAGGAATTTCAAGATAATGATATGGTAACCAGAAAGGAATTTTTCAATAAAGAATTTCTAAATGCAAATAATAGCGGTGGTGTTGCAGTGGTTGATGGAAATAGCGATTATATTCCCATTAACTATACTTTTAACCCAATCAGTGCAAGCAATATTAAGCTGCTAGAAGAAAAAATCTATGATTATTTTGGTATTAGTCGAGAAATAGTGAATGGCACATTTAATGATTCTCAATGGAATGCGTTCTTTGCCAGCACGTTACAGCCAATGGCAATTCAATTTGCACAAGAATTCACCGCTAAAATCTTTTCTGCCAATCAGTTGAATTTTGGAAATGAAATAACCTTTAACTGTGATATGCTCTCCTATTTATCACCTGCCCAAAAGGAAAAGGCATTTGTAGCAATTAAAGAAATGGGTGTTGTGAGCAAAAATACAATTTGCGAAATTTTTAACTTGCCAGAAGTAGAAGATGGCACAGGAAACGAGTATCTCACATCTTTGAATTTTATAAATTCTAAGATTGCGGATTCCTATCAACTTCAATCTCTGAAAAAAGAAAAAGATACTAATTTTTCCAGCGGTAAAGGAGGTGATACTTAATTGGATAAGAAAACTTATGAATATAGGGAAATTCCTATCAATATAGCAGATGGTGATAAAGAATATACTATTAGCGGTCATGCCGCTGTATACAATCAGCAAACAGATATTTGCGGTTATTATACGGAAGTCGTTGAACGTGGTGCCTTTGATAAATCTGATTTTACAGATGTCGTGTTGACACAGAATCATAATGTGAACAATGAAATTCCCCTTGCCAGATACACACAGGGTAAGGCAGACAACACTTTGCAGCTGTCACTGGATGACACTGGACTTGCTATGCAAGCAACACTCGATTGCGATAATAACGAAGCAGCAAAGGCAGTATATAGTTCTATTCAGCGTGGTGACTTAACAGGCATGAGTTTTATTTTTACAGTGCGTGGCGAGAACTGGGAAGGGCTAGATACTGATAAGCCAGTTCGTCACATTACCGATATTGATAAAGTATATGAAGTTAGCGCCGTAAATTTCCCTGCCTATGTTGGTACAGATATTAGTGCAAGGGCAAAAACTTCTTTGAATTCTGCAAAGTCAGAATTTGAAGATATAAAATACAAAAAAGAAATTGACAAACTATTAATTGAAACAATTTAAAAAGGAGATTTTAATTTTATGGATAAGAATACAGCAAGAATGTTTGAAATCAACAATCGCAAGGCAGAGATTCGTTCTGCATTGCAGAGCGGCGAAAAAGTAGATGTTAAGGCATTTAAAACAGAACTCAATGCACTGAATGATGAGTATAAAGAAATTGAAGAGCGGATGAAAACCGCAGATTTAATTAATATTGACAAACCAAAAATTAAAGAGGATGTGAATAACATGAATAATAATAATACATATGCTATCGACTCCGCAGAATATAGGGATGCTTTCTGTAATAAATTGCTTGGCAAAACATTAAATGAAGCTGAAAATAGAGCTATTAGCTCCACAGGTGCGGCTATTCCTACAATTATTAGCGATCAGCTAATTACGAAAGTTAAAACGCTTGCACCTATGCTTAGCGAAATTACTCTTCTTAATGTTGCAGGTGCAGTAACGTTTATGGTTGAGGGTGTTCGTAATGATGCGGCAATCCACACGGAGAATGCAACTATTACTGGTGCTTCTGATGCGCTTGTAAAAGTAACGCTTGGCTCATACGAGTTCGTTAAAGTCATTTCCATCTCAAAAACTGTGAGCACTATGTCTATTCCTGCTTTCGAGGGATGGCTCACTGATATTCTTGCAGAAGATATTGCTCGTCAAATCGAGAATTATCTCGTAAACGGTACTGGTGTAAATCAACCGCAGGGTGTAGCAACAGCTAATACTTGGGACGATACAAATAGCGTAACAGTTAGTGCAAACGGCAATCTTACAGTGACTAACATTACAACATTTATATCTTTGCTTCCGGCTGCTTATGATGTAAATGGTAAAATCCTTATGAGCAAAAAGACTCTGTTTACAGATTTTATGCCACTTAAGGATGACTCAAAATATCCGCTTGTTAAATATGAGAATGGTGAACATTCTGTATTCGGTTATCCTATTCTCATCTCCGATTATGTACCGCTTCATGAAGCTTATCTTGGCGATTTCAAGAAGATTGTTGGTAATCTTTCCCAGAATATTGCTGTTGAGTCAAGTGCTGAATCTGGATTCCTTCGTAACGCTATTGATTTTAAGGGGACAGCACAGTTTGATAGCAAGGTCGCAGATAGCAATGCATTTGTGAAAATCACCAAGGCAGAGGCATAATCCACCTATTGGTTAGCAATAACTAATCATTAGCCGCATTTAAAAAAGTTCCTGTTATTTTAATGTAAGTCGGCTAGAAAGGAGAGATGCAAAATGGTGAATGCAGATATTGTTAGTAATGTTAAATTGCTCATGCGGATTTCAGAAGATGATAATAGTTTCGATTTGGAAATAGAAGATCTGGTTATGCAATGTAGAGATGATCTTTTACAAGCAGGAATACTAGAATCTTTTTTAGATTTTACAAATAACACCTTTTTAGAACTGGATGGAAATATAAGGGCTTGCCTTGTATTGTACGTAAAAGCTTTATTTGGCATTGGGGATAGTGCAAATTCTGGATGGTTCATTAAACAATATAACTATCGAAAAGGAACTGTTATGAATCAGCAGAAATATAAATATAGCAGTATTGGTGAAACTGTATGATATTTAACAAAACATGTTTTTTGGTTTCTGAAAATGATTCAGGCGAAACAGATGACGATGGAAATATGATTGTTAATACAACGTATAGAAAAGTATTTTGTGCAATAAAGAGTATTCCTCAAAACGAATATTTCCTTTGTGGGCAATCAAATATCCGCGCTTCATTTGTTTTTGAAATTCGTTCCTCAGAATACAATCAAGAAACCAAATTAAAGTATAAAGATAAAATCTATCATATCTATCGTACTTATGATAAACAGAATGAGTTTACTGATCTATACACAGAATACAGGGATGGTGATAATTATGAGTGATGAAATTATTTCAAGCAATCCTGAAGAAATAGGAAAGTTTATGGCAGATTGTTTACAGGAATTTACAGCAGAAAAGACAGAAGAATTAAAAACAATTATTAAAAAAGATTCTTCTGAATGTGCTAAAAAGGTAAGGCAAGATGCGCCAAAAGACACAGGTAAATATGCTAAAGGTTGGCAGTCAAGTTTGACAGATGAAAACCCTTTTACTGTAACCTATACCATTAATAATAAAACTAAACCCACATTATCACATTTACTGGAAAATGGGTGGGTGCAAAGACCTACAGGAAAACGAATAAAAGGACATCCACATATTAATCAGAATTGCGAAGATACAGGCGAGAAAATTGAAAAAGATATTGAAGCACTGGAGAACAAATAATGACAAATAAAGAGTTAAAAATTATTTTAGAATCAACAAATTTGCCAGTATATTATTATGCTCCATCTGTTAGTGGTAAAAATAAATTAACGCCGCCTTGCATTGTATATTATGCACAGCAATCAGATAATATTGGAGCAGATAATAAAGTAGCTGTAAAGTTTAAAAACTATACAATTGAACTTTACACAACAAAAAAAGATTCTAGTATGGAACAAAAGATTGAAAATGTACTTGATGATGCAGGTATATTTTATAATTCATATGAAAGTTACATTGATGATGATTCAATGTTTCAAATCGCATACGAAATAGAAATTTAAATAAAAATAGGAGTTGATAATATGGCAGATACAAATAAAATTCATTACGGATTGGAAAACGTACATTACGCAGTACTAGATGGTGATACATATAGTACACCAATCGCATTGCCCTATGCAGTTTCAATAAGTTTAAAACCGCAGGGATCACAAGTTGATGCTTATGGAGATAATATACTGGCTGTGTCTTTTACACAAAATAATGGCTATACAGGTTCTTTGGAAATGTTGCAAATTCCAGATACCTTTAGAACAGATTGCCTAGGAGAAGTAGTTGATAAAAATGGTGTTGTTACAGAAACGAATGAGAATTTCGGTAAAGAATTTGCGTTAATGTTTGAATTTAAAGGTGACTCCGTAAAACGTCGTCATGTGCTACTTAGATGCGCGGCAGCACGGCCACAAATTGAAAGTTCTACAGTAGCGGATAAAACTACACTGAAAAATGAAACAATTGACCTTACAGTAATGCCTGTTGCAATTGGTGCCCTGAAAGGCAAAATAAAAAGTTCTGTTGATAATACAGAAGCGGAATCAGCAGTATATAACACTTTCTTCGATAAAGTATATGATGGCACTGCACCCACTGTGCCTTCTGGAACTTGATTTTATAGGAGTGATTTTAAATAAATGGAAAAGACGATTAAGATTGATAATAAAGATGTTCGCTTCAGATGCACGGCAGGTACTTTTATTCGCTATAAACAGCAATTTAATACGGAATTTATTGCTGATATCGCAAAGTTACAAGAATGCATCAAAACAAATAAAAGTGGCGTTGTTACAAATGTTGACTATACGAAATTATCCTTAGATGTGTTTTATCAGATTGCATGGGCATGTGCTAAAACAGCAGATAACTCTATTCCTGATTCGATGACTTGGTTGGATAGTTTTGATAGTTTTCCAATTATGGATATTTTGCCAGAAATTCTAGAACTGGTTTCTGCAAATCTGAAAATGAATATTAAAATTGATGCTGAAAAAAACTAAGTAGCAGCGATACAGATGATGTTGAACCATTTTCCACAGAAGAATTCCTAATTTCATGTAAAATGGCAAAACTAAGTATCGCTGAATTAGATGAAATGAATTTTGGTTTTGTTTGTGATTATATTTATAAATACAATCAAACAATGAAACAAATATATGGATCACAAGACAGTCAAAGTGAAACAGTGACAGAAGCCACACAAGCGGATTTCAACCGCTTTTAATAAATATAAATATATACGACATGGGTATGTACGAGCAATCGTATATACCCATTTTTTTATCACAAGGAGATGATAAGTTGGCAAATAAACAATATAAAGGTATTACTTTTGAATTTAATGGAAATGCCACAAAACTTTCTGCTGCTCTGTCTGGTGTAAATAAAGATATTAGAACATCTCAAGGCAATTTGCGAGAACTAAATAAGTGCTTAAAACTAGATCCTGGAAATAATACACTTTTAAAACAAAGATTTTCTGAATTGAAATCTGAAATTGATAGTACGAAAACTAAATTAAATACATTAAAAACTGCACAAAAAGAAGTAGAACAGCAGTTTGCAGATGGAAAAATTGATACTGCTACATATCAGGCATTTCAGCGAGAATTGGGTGAAACAGAAGCAAAGTTAAAATCTTTAAAGGAAACTGCTAAAAGCACAGGCAGTGCTATGGCTGTACATTTTAAAGATGCTGGGGAGAAAATTTCTGCAACAGGGGACAAAATAAGCGGTGTCGGAGAAAAATTACTGCCTGTCAGTACAGGAATAGCAGCCGCTGGTGGTGCAGCTATTAAATTTTCTTCTGATTTTGAAGAATCAGGAAATAAAGTTTCTACAATTGCTGACACTACGCAAACTTCTATGTCAACACTCGAACAAGGTGTAATGGATCTATCAAATAAAACAGGGGAGTCCGCTTCTGATTTGAATGATGCGCTGTATCAGACCATTTCAGCAGGTGTACAGACAAAGGATGCTGTAAGTGTATTGGGTACTGCTGTTGAAACAGCTAAGGGCGGTTTTACTGACACCACTACCGCAGTCGATACGCTGACAACGGTAATGAATTCATATCAAATGAAAGCCAGCGAAGCAAAGCACGTTTCAGATTTACTGATTCAGACGCAAAATCTTGGTAAAACGACTGTTGGCGAACTAGGTCAGTCACTTGGTAATGTTATTCCTACAGCCAGTGCAGCAGGAGTATCATTTAAAGACCTGATGGGCAGTATCGCTGAATTGACAAAGCAGGGTTTACCAACCAGTGAAGCCATAACGGGCATGAAAGCGGCACTGTCTAATGTCATAAAACCTTCCGCAGATGCAGCAAAAGAGGCAGAAAAATTAGGAATTAACTTTAATCAGGCACATTTAAAATCTGTTGGTTGGGCAAAATTTCTTGATGAGATTAAGCAAAAAACTGGCGGCAATGTTACCACTATGGGGCAGTTGTTCGGCAGTGTAGAAGCATTAAATAGTGTTACCGTGCTGGCTGGTAAAGGAAGTAGTGACTTTTCAAAAATACTTTCGCAGATGGGAAAATCGGCTGGTACTACTGATGCCGCTTTCAATAAAGCAGAAAAAGGTACAGGTGCGAGTTTCACAAAAGCGATAAATAGCATGAAAAATGCTCTTATCAAATTCGGCGATACAATGGCTCCTATAGTACAAAAAGTAGCAGGTTTTATACAACAGATTGGGCAGAAATTACAACAATTATCCCCACAACAGAAAAAACAAATTGTGCAGATAGCTGCGATTGTTGCAGCAGCCGCTCCTTTGTTAATTATGATCGGAAAACTCGTGACAGGGATAGGTGGTATTACTGTCGCGATTGGAGCAATTATTGCAAATCCTATTCCAGCGATTATTTTAGGTATTATTGCTGGAATTACAGCTTTAATTGCAGGGTTAAAACATTTATATGATACAAATGCCGGTTTTCGGAATGCGGTTATTACAATTTGGAACGGAATCAAAATATTTTTCGGTACACTTGGTACGTTTTTTAAAACGATATTCAGTGGCATCATTACCGCCGTAAAATCTGTAGTTACATTTTTCCAGACATTGCCGCAGTTTTTTACGGGGCTGTGGACTACAATCACAACTGCACTTCAGAATTTCTGGAATAATGTTGTATCGTTTTTTACGCAAGGCATCCCAAATTTGATGAATAACATCAAGAACTGGTTTATGAAACTTCCTGAAAACATTGGGTATGCGCTTGGGTTTGCAATCGGCAAACTGATTAAATTCGGTGCGGATGCAATCGCATGGGCGGCACAGGCAATTCCGCAGCTGATAAATAACATTGGCACATTCTTCAGTCAGCTTCCAGGAAAGATATGGAATTTTCTTGTGCAGGCGATTCAAAGAATTAAGACGTGGGGCAGCAATTGCATTTCTTATGTAGCTTCAAACTTTCCTCGCTTTGTTGCGACTGTCATTAGATTTTTTCAGCAATTGCCAGGGAAAATTTGGAATGAACTTGTCAAGGTTGTAACAAATATCGGTAAATGGATTGGAAACATGAATTCATTTGTGGCATCACATTTTCCTGGACTCGTTTCTAAAATTGTTGGATTTTTTAAATCTATTCCTGGAAAAATGCTAAGTATCGGTGGAAATATTGTTCGTGGCATTTGGAACGGAATTAGTGGTGCAGCAGGATGGTTGTGGGATAAAATTACTGGATTCGCAAAAGGCATTGTGGATGGTATCAAAGGCGCATTAGGAATACATTCTCCATCAAAAGTAATGGCTGATGAAGTTGGACAATGGATGGCAAAAGGTATTGGTCAAGGATTTGTTCAAAATATGGATTCAGTATCAAAACAAATGCAAGCAGCTATACCGACTGATTTTGATATAAACATGAGAACAAGTATTAATAGTTTGAATGGATTAAAATCATCTTTATCGAATTCTATGATGTCAAATAGCCAAAATGGAACGAGTGATATTACTCCTGTTTCTTTTCAAATTACGCAAGGTAATATCATTGTACAGGGAAATGCCGATAATAAAGCCATTAGTCAGATAAAACAGATGTTAGTTCAAAGTCAGAATAATGTAGTAAGACAAGTGTTTGATCAAATGCAAACACTGAACATTAATAGCGGATATGTTCCAATAACTTAAAACTTAACTGTCTATACTCTCGATTGAATATAGGCGGTTTCTATTATAAAAGGAGGATATTAAAATTAAATGAATGTAAATTTTGACCATTTTAATAGAGCAGAAAATCCAAAATTATTTATTTGTAATCCTAACAATAAAATTCTTGCACCAATCTCTGTTTATACTAATTTAATAATCAAACCAACATTTAATGGATTGTCAGAATTATCCATTTATATTTATAAATATATTAAAGATGATGATATTGGAATTGTTGATACGTCAAGAGTTTGTGATTGCTATAAGTACATTGCGTTACATCGTTATATTCATGTGGGGAATGCAGGCTATTTTATTATAACACAATCGGCTGAAAAAAGTGACGGTGTAAATCCATATTATGATATAAAAGCTTCTTCATGTGAATTTGAACTAAATAATAGAAAATTAAAAATTGATGCTGGAAGTTATAAACTATATAATCCTCAATTTCCGTCAATGTCTATTATGGGTAAGGTATTAGCCTTATGCCCTGCTTGGTCATTAGGAAATATACCAGATTCAATCTTAAATACATATCGTTCCTTTGATGATACTAATGAAAATATTTATAGCTTTCTCTCCGATGGAGTGCAAAAAGCGTTTGATTGCATATTCGATTTTGATATTGAAAAAAGAACAATTAATGCTATAGATTTGAATTCAGAAATAAAATCAACGGATATATTATTGACTTATAATAATGTGGTTCAAAATTTGAATATAAACCAAACAGCAGATAATGTAATAACCGCATTGTCTGTAACAGGTTCCGATGACTTATCTATAAATGAAGTAAACCCATTAGGAACAAATTATATAGTCGATTTTAGTTACTATAAAAACACAAATTGGATGTCGCAAGAATTAATAGATGTAATTAATGTATGGGAGAAAAAAGTTTCAGATAATCAGGTCAATCTTAATTCTTGTTTGGCTACTATAAAACAGCATAAAACTGAACTGGAAAAATTGAATAATGACCTTGCAACTTTGCAAAGTGAACTAAAGTCTTTAGATGATGAAAAATCAAATTTATCCAATGAAAATAAAGACTATTCATCCATACAGACTCAGATTAGTAGTAAGAATACGGCAATAGAAATCACAAATAATGAAATTGTGGCTAAACAGACAACGATTGATGATGACTATACTCAGTTGTCTAATTTACAAAATTCATTGAAGTTGGAAAATAATCTTACTGCAAATCAGTATATCGAGTTAAGCAATTTTATTTATGAAAATGATTATAAGAATGAATATATTACAGCAGATGAAAATATGACGTATGCCCAAAAACAAGAATTACAATATGCCTTATATGCAGACGGATTGAAAAAGCTCAAAAAAGTTTGTCAACCGATTTCTGATTTTGAAATAGATTGTAATAACTTTTTGTTTATTCCTGAATTTGATGTGTTTAGGAATCAGTTTGAATTAGGTAAAATTATTCATGTAGAAACTAACCCAAATAATTATGTTGATATGATGATCTTACAATATGAGATTAATTATGATACTAAAGCATTAAAAATAAAAGTTAGCAATCAAATGAAAATCCATGATAGATATTCTGCTTATCAGGAAGTGTACAGCAGAGCGACAAAAACTAATAACGCTATTACAGAAAATAAATCCACTTGGGATTATCCTGTCAAGAGTGGGAAAATAGAAGACTTTGAGGCGTTTAGAACAGGTGCTTTGAATGCTACTTTAAATAAAGTTATTTCCTCAACTAATGAAGATATCAGTATCGATAATACTGGTATTCATGGGAGAGCGAAAGATCCATTAACAGGGAAACTACAGAAAGAAGAAATGTGGTTGAATAAAAATGACATTCTCTTTTCTGATGACAATTTCCAAACTGCTAAAACAGCATTGGGGAAAATTACTTTGCCTGATGGCTCGGTTATATATGGCCTTCTAGCTGATGCTATTGTAGCAGGTACGATTGATGCAAGTAGAATTAATGTCAACAATATTAATGCAGATAATATTACAACAGGAACAATTGATGCTAATAGAGTTAATTTAACCGGATATGCAACAACAGTTCAATTACAAGCTGTAGAAGACGGATTGGAAACAAAAGTTGGTAAAGATGAATTAAGTACAGCAATAAAACAATCTCCAGACGCAGTTGTTTATGCTTTCAATAATATGGAAAATCAGCAAAATATTAAATTTACTGGTGATGGATTTGATTTTTATTATAATGGAAGTAATATTGGGCATTTGGGCGTAAATTACAATTCAACTACAAATGCTTATGACATGTGTGTACAGCCCACAGAAGGGTTTGGCACATATTATCCGTCTAATCGGTCTGACTATGCGCAAATTTGCATGGGTGGAATTAAGGCAGACGGCGCAATGGCAGCGTCTGGACTCATATCTACAGATACAGGAATCTTTTCGCCACAATATCGTACAAGTGGCGGCAATGTGGGAAAAACAGAGATGATACCGGTAGGCGATATGAAACTGTATTTTCGCAACGGTCTGTACGTTGGCCGTGAATAAATTGAAGAAAGATATTTAGATAGTAAAAATAGTGGTCTAGGATAACCTAGGCCATTTTCTTTTTTATCCTCTATCCCTCCCTACAGATGGCTATTATTGCAAAGTGGGAATCTTGATAAATTTTCGTTTTTGTGATACAATTATTTTACTACAAGAAAGCCACCTAAGTAACGAAAAACAAAGTGGTCTTCCTACTATATACTAACCTATACAAACTATATAAAATGGCTGTAATATGCGATTTTTTCTGTCAATTCGCGGCAGTGATACGGTGCTTTATCTGCTGACTGGGCGCGAATTCCGTATGATGTACTTGAGAAATCGTCTGAACGCATTATTAATGAAGTGCACGGTGTGAACCGGGTAGTTTATGATATTACATCCAAACCCCCGGCCACAATCGAGTGGGAATGATTTTAGAGAGCCTTTGAACCCAGTAGTTATGCGGGTCTACGGCTTATCAAGGCTTCCAATGGCAACGTTTTGGCAACACTGATTCCAAGATTCATAAAAAGAGCTAACTGATTTTAACTAATCAGTTAGCTCTTTTTAATTTTCACTAAAATACTTCTGCTCTTCTTCTTCAGTCAGATAATCAATAAAGACGTCTTTTTTGAATCCATGAAAATCTACGCGGAAATTGTCCTGAATGGTGTCATACAAATTGTAGATTTTATCAAAAAGGTTCTTTACAGAATGCAATTCTGCTTCAAGGGATTCAAGATTTGATCTCCTCATTTTATGAACTACGTCGATTCTATATGAGTTAAACGTTTCCACGTTCTCTATAAATTCGTCTTTATCAGGAAAACTGATGGAGTTATTTAGTTCTTTAATATAATAGCCAAACATTTTATCAGGTGGAACCCTAAACTCAATTTCAGATGGATAGACAGAAAGCTGAATATAAAAATGACAGTCATCTAAAAGGTGCATGCACATCGCTTCAATTATTTGATGGTACATTAGTGTGGCTGCTAGCATACTTTCAAATGTATTGCGAGAAAAACTATTATCTGCCATCTCATTTAGTAACTCCAAATTTTCAGGAATCTGAATTGATGGCCATTTATCAGAGTCCATAATCTGTTCAATTATTTTATCCATAGCACTTATACCTTTGATTTTTTAGATAACTTTGTTCCTTCCATGTTGGCATCCGGCCTCGCCTGTGTCCGTTCCGTTTCAATCTTGGGATAGGTGTAACGCCAAGTATCGTATTCCTCTTTGGTGATTTCTCCGCTTTTTAGCTTTTCGGCCTCTTTTTGCCATGCGTTGAGCATATCAAACATGGAGACATAATTGATACCCGTTGATCTGTCAAAGGTCAAGCATAATTCGCCGTCAATCCGGTTGATCTTCAGACCGTACAAATCTTCCATTGTGAAAAAAGTGTGCATCAGACCAATGTATGAATCAATTTCAGGAACATTTAAGGCTCGCGGCGACACATCCAGTGCCTTGGCTAGGGCGTTGACCAGATTTTCCTTCGGCGTTCTGGTGCCGGATTCATATTGCGCCATGCGCACATCAGCATTTCTTTTGTCAAAGCCAACTTTTATTCCCAGCATTTTCTGCGTCATGCCGCGGAGATTTCGGATAAACCGAATTCGTTCACCGATAGCCATAACCGTCTATCCCCTGTTCTGTGTAAGATTGAACTTGTGATTTCATTATAGCTTATTTGTTTAAGAATCGTCAAGATATATTAAACAAATAAGTTAAATATTTTGGAGGAGAAGCCATTGACACAAGCAAATATGCTTAGTATAATAAAAATAGTTAAACAAATAAGTTTAATGAAAAGTGAATGATCGTCCAAACAGATACCTTCCGGGGAAGCAGGCCAAGACCTTTTGATAACACAAGCGAGCCTGCCAAGAAAGAAAAAACGGCACAGCGCCAAATAAGGTTGCCTGCCAGGAAGTTGCACGGGGAGAACGGCGCCAAATATGAGCAATAACGAAAGGAGAGGCTTTTATGAGTAATTTCTTTATGGGAGTGGACGAGGTGGCAACGGAGCTGGAGGTGTCAAAATCCTTTGCCTACAAAATCATGCGTGAACTCAATGCCGAGCTGAAAAAGAAGGGATATCTGACCGTTTCCGGCAAAGTTAGCCGAAAGTATTTTTTGGAGAAGCTTTGTTACGGTGAATCCAAAATCGAAAAGGAGTGA